CAATCTGGGTTTCCCACAAATGTAAATTGGCCTGTTGAGCCTAGCTAATGCCAGATACCGTGTAGCCAGATGGTATTAAATATTGTAAAGTGCCTGAAAGAACTGGCTAAATCGAAGGTGTTCTATGGCGTTAAGCAAGCTAAAATTTAGGTCAGGAGTCAATAAAGAAACCACATCTTACAGCAATGAAGGTGGTTGGTTCGATGGTGATAAAGTGCGTTTTCGCGCTGGTTTTCCAGAAAAAATTGGTGGTTGGGCAAAAAGGTCAAACGAAGCGTTTATAGGAACGTGTAGGTCTTTGCATTCTTGGGTCGCACTTGATGGCACTAAATTATTAGGCATAGGAACCAACAGAAAGTTTTACATAAATAACGGTGAAACATTCTATGACATTACACCTATAGACAGAACAGATACACTTACAAACCCATTTACTGCCAGAAGCACAACGCTTCATAACACACAAGTTTTACCAACTGATACAGTTATTCGTCTTACAAATAACTCAGCAGCAACAGCATTTGCGCCTTCTGGCAGAATTAAAATAGGTTCTGAGATTATAACTTATACAGGAACGTCCGCTGACACTCTTACAGGCTGCTCTAGGGGGCAAGATGGAACCACAGCAGCAACGCATGCGGGTAACGCATCTGTTTCTAGCTGTACGTTTAAAGTCACAGATGCAGACCACTTGGCTTCACCCGGCGATTTTGTAATATTTTCCAACGCAACTTCTTTAGGCGGCAATATTGTAGCCAATGTTTTAAATCAAGAATATGAAATAACGGCGGTTATAGATGGCAGCAACTACCAAGTTGAGGCCAGAACAGTATCTACAATACAATCTATTACTGTTTCTGGCGGCTTAAACCCTACAAACGTTTATTCTACGTCCTCAGATACAAACGGCGGTGGAACTGTAACCGCAACATATCTTTTAACTGCTGGTCTGGACACTTCTGTATTTGGTACTGGCTGGGGGGCGGGTAGTTGGAGTCGCGGAACTTGGGACTCATCTGCTAGTATTAGTGCTGCGGGGCAGGCGTTGGGAAGCTGGACACAAGACAACTTTGGTCAAAGTCTTCTTATAAACGCACATAACGGAAATATTTATTATTGGGATTACACCTCTGGCTTTACATCAAGGGCGGTTCCTTTATCCAGCTTGGCAGGCACAGATGGCTTCGCGCCAACTGTAGCAAAGCAAGTTATGGTTTCCGATCAAGCTGCGCACACAATAGTATTCGGTTGTGATCCAGAAACCAGTATTGGAACTCAAGACCCAATGTTGATTAGATTTAGCTCTGTTGTAAATAGCAGGGCTGAAAGTCTGATTGTTTGGAAAACAGAAGAAACAAATTCTGCGGGAGATTTAGTGCTAGGTTCTGGCTCTGAAATAGTAACTGCCGTTGAAACAAAACAACAAATTATTGTTTTAACAGATACGTCTATTTATTCTCTGCAATTTTTAGGACCGCCACTTACTTATGGCGTAAACATGGTTTCAAACAATATTACTGTTGCTGGTTCTTTCTCGACTGTTAGCATTGAAGATTCAGTGTTTTGGATGGGGCTATCAGAGTTTTATGTTTATGATGGTGGGGTTAAAGTAATACCATGTTCTGTTAAAGATTACGTGTTTAATGATTTTAATGATTCTCAACGTGAAAAAGTTTGTGCAGGATCAAATACTGCCTTTACAGAAGTTTGGTGGTTTTATCCTTCATCAACAAGTTCAGATAACGACAGATATGTTGTGTATAATTATGGTCAAAATATTTGGTATTTTGGCAATCTAAGCCGAACATTTTGGCAGGATAGAGGTATTGATTCTAACCCAACAGCCGCTGGCGGTGACAACTACCTTTATACACATGAGTTTGGGTTTGATGATGGAAGCACTAATCCTGTTAGCCCAATTGTTGCACATATTGAAAGCAGCCAAATGACTATAGGTGAGGGCGACAAGTTTGTCTTTATCAGCAAGATCATACCAGATTTAACTTTTAGAAACTCTAGTGAAGCTACGCCAACAGCCGTTATGACAGTACAAGCTAGAAACTTTCCCGGTGGTCCGTATCTGCAGTCCAACAGTAAAAACGTAACCAAAGAAGTTTCTACCACTGTGGAAGAGTTCACAGATCAGCTTTACGTTAGAATACGTGGACGAAGTTTTGCGTTTAAAATACAATCGTCAAATTTAGGTGAAACATGGAGACTAGGAACGCCGCGTGTTGAAATAAGACCAGATGGCAGAAGATAAATGTCAAGAAATTTAGCCAAACCTTTCTTTGGAAAGCCGCCAACTGAGTATTCTATAGCTTATATGGATAGCTTGGTACGTTCATTTGCTCTGTATATTCAGCAAATGCAAAATCCCGGCGCTGGTAGAAATACCACACAAGTTTTTACGAACTTGCCGAACAATGATTCGGGTTTAGAAGATGGCACTGTTTTTGTTGTAGATGGTGTTTTAAGGGTTCCTGTTGCTCATCAGCCTTATGCTGCTGGTGTATTGGGAACGGGGCAAGTTGGTACGGTAACGGTGACAGCATGACAGATGAACGAACATTACAATCTGCACATAGCAGAATAGACAAGTTGGAAAAAGATATGGTTGCGCTGCAAACAGAAGTCAGAATCCAGTTTAAAGAATTATTTGTTCGGGTTAAGAGACTTGAAACAACGCTAATGGCAGCGTCAGGCGCTATCATGTTAATGCTTGTGACCATACTTATAAAAATGGGTTAGGAGCTTTGTTTTGCAATGATAGACCCTGTAACAGCATTTGCCACAGCTAACGCCGCCTTTAAGGGCGTCAAAATGTTGGTTGGCGCGGGTCGTGAAATGCAGGACGTTAGCAAGCAGTTAGGAATGTGGTATGGTGCAGTCGCAGATATTACACGCGCTGAGTCTCAACGTAAAAACCCCACTTGGCTGGACAAAAAAACACATGGCACTGAAAACATAGAAAAGGAAGCAATGGACATTATTGTCCGCAAGAAAACATTAATTGAAAAAGAAAAAGAAATTAAATTCATGCTAGATTATCGTTTTGGATTAGGCACTTACGACGAAATGCTAGGTATGCGCAGGCAAATACGAAAAGAACGGGAAGAAACCATATATGCAGCTATGGAAGCTAAACGCCAACTGGCAAACAATGCAGCCATAGCTGGACTGTCTCTAGGCATAATTAGTGTTCTTGGTGGCGGCATGTATTTAATTGTTCTAGCGACCCAATAATGGATAGCTGGGTTTTATATTTTCTTATTGTTTTTATAAATGGCGATTCATTTGTGTTAGAAAACAATCAACGCTTTGAAACAAAAAGGGAATGTTTGATTGAAGGCATGCAAAAAGGAAGTTCCATTGTAGAAAACATAATATTAATGTCAGGAATACCCGCTTCAGGGCAATTCACTTGTCGTAAAGTTGGGGTAGATACATGATGTTAATTGCATCTGCAATTGTAGCTGGTTTGGCTAGTCCTGATTTTGTAACTTGCCAATTGGCTAAACGCACTAAAATACAGGATGAAATGGTTTGTATTTACAAAGGGCCAAATAATACGATAGGTTATCACTATCCGAGTTTTAGTTTCAAGGAATGTCCAAGACAGTTCCAATGCCGATACTCACCCGATACTAAGCGGCGTCCGACTGTTAAGGAAATAATGGAAGGCTTGCAAGGGGGCTTTGAATGACAAACGCTTTTGAGAAAATACTAGAATACAAAATTTTACCGCGTTTTATGATGTTCACCATGACGATAGTTTATGTTCGGTGCATTGAGTGGGCGCTTACACAACCCGATTTGTCTACACAGCAGGCAAGTCTAATTTCTGTTGTCACAGGCGCTATGACAGGCGCATTTGCCGTATGGTTGGGGTCAGAGAAATGATAACACTATTAGGTAGTTTGCTAGGATTTGGCAGTTCATTTCTGCCAGAGGTTCTAAATTACTTCAAGGCGAACCAAGCGCAAAAGCACCGCATGGAAATGATGCACCTTGAAACAGAACTAGCGCAAAAACGTTCTGAGATGAAGCTGGTTGAGTTAGATAAACAAGCTGACATTGAAGAAACGAAAGGGTTGTATTTACATGACAGTTCTATCGACGCTGGAAGTTTTATCAACGCCTTGCGTGGGTCCGTTCGGCCCGTTATCACTTATATGTTTTTTGCTTTATTCATTGCCACAAAAGTCGTGATTATGGTGAAAGTCACACAGGCTGGTGGCGATTGGATGCAAGCTGTTGACAAAATGTGGGACACAGAGACAGCCGGACTTATGAGCGCAGTTTTGGCCTTTTGGTTTGGCAATCGGGCTATATCTAAGTACGCGGGGAAATAACTATGGGCTACAAGTTAAGCAAAAGAAGCCTGTCTAGGCTAGAAGGCGTAGATGAAAGACTAATCGGCATTGTGAAATACGCTATTGGCGTTACGAAACAAGACTTCAGTGTAATCTGTGGGTTGAGAACAATAGACGAACAACGTGCTTTAGTTGCAAAAGGGGCTTCGCAAACCATGAAGTCAAAACACATTGACGGTAACGCTGTTGATCTTATGGCTTACTGCGATGGTGGCAGATGGGAACTCAACCTATATGATGAAATCGCAGACGCCATGAAAGAAGGCGCAGAGGCCGTGGGCGCAAAGCTGCGCTGGGGCGCTGCGTGGACAATAGATGACCTTGGAGCGTGGGAAGGTAGCGCAGAGAATGCTATGAACAGCTACATAGACATAAGGCGCTCACAGGGGCGCAGGCCGTTCATTGACGCGCCACACTTTGAGTTGATGCTGTGACATGCACGTATTCGTTCTTATGGTCTATCTGGGCTATGGGGATGACCGAATCTTGCTGAGTGAGGATATGTATTTCCACCGTGTTGACTTCTGTAACAAGGTAGCAAGTGAAGTCGTTAAAAGGTACAGTACGCACGGAATAGAAGTAGAAGACAGGGTTGTTGCTTACTGTGTGCCAAAATATCTAAATCAGGTTCCTAAAAATGTTTACTAACCCGAACAATTTAGTTTTTTTAAAAAAAACAATAACCCCTACAAATGTTCGGGTTTGTATGCTAGAAAAGCAAACAACTGAGGTTACGACATGATGAACAGCATGCAGAACATGGGCAGATACGGCGATACACGCATGGCGCATGTGGCTCCCGGCGAGATGGTTGTGCCGCGTCAGGTTATGCAGAACAACCCTCAGATGGCACAAGGCATTGCATCTGCAATTAGGTCAGAGGGCGTTGATCCTAGACGCTATATGGTTGGTACACCGCAGAATAGTATAAATCCGAACACAGGTCAGCCAGAGTTTTTCTTGCCGCAGTTAGCTGCGTTCGCTGGAAAAGCTCTTGCTAGTAACGCTGTCAAAGGCGCGTTGACTTCCTTGGCAGTGCGTAAGCTGCAAGGTAAAAAGGCTGGACTGCGCGAGGCTTTGATCGGTGGCATTCTAGGCGAGGGCATAGGCGGTGCTATGGGTAAGGGTACTTCCATAGCTAACCTGTTTGGTGGCGCGGGTGGCGGAACGTCTATGGCTTCTGAAGCAGCACTAGATAAAGCGAACATGGCTGATATGGCTGAGAGAGTAGCAAAAGGTGTTGGACGCGCTGATGGTCCGGGTTCTGCTGGATTTGGTGCTGAAGCTAGTAAGTACGCAAGAGACAGAGGCATGGATGCAGCGCGAAAAAGCATAGACGCAATAAAACCCCCTGTGCCGCAACGTGTGTTTAAAGAAGACCTAATGGGCATTGGCGAGTTGGGATCGTCTGTATTTCCAAGCCTAAAAGACGAAAGCAACATCCTTGGTAAGCTATTAAATACCAAAGCAGGTGAAGCACTGGCGTTTGGTCTAGGTGCAGAGCTACTAGCAAAAATGCAAGGTGACGATGATGAAGACGATGGACGCGCTGAAATAATCGCGAGAGCCAATCGTCCATTTGGATTTGGCAGTCCAACATCCATCAACACCATGAGGACATTAGCTGACGGCGGTGAAACAACGCCTGACTATTTCCCGCGCAGAACGGGCGGTATTATGCCAAGCGAAGGCTCTGGCACAAAAGACGATGTACCCGCTATGCTAATGGCTGGTGAGTTCGTACTAACGAAAGACGCGATAAAAGGTCTTGGCAACGGCAATCAACGTCAAGGTATTGCTAAAGCATACGATATGCAAAATGCGCTAGAGAAAAAGGCTAGAACATGAGTGAAACCTATGAAACCATTCAGCGCCGTCCAGAATATATTGAGCAGCGTGAACAAGCCTTACTAGATAAAATCTTCGGCACAGAATCGGGCGGTGTTTTCACTGGTGGTCTTGTAGATGCGGCAGAGTATCCAGACCTGTTTAAAATACCACAGTATAAAATCGCACCCGAAACAGATTTAGAACAATCTATCTACAATACGTTTGATACTGACGTAGAACGTCAAGCATTTATGGATAGGTATCAACCGTATTTTACAGATGCTACAGGAGCAGCCAAATATTTTCCTACTGCATCTAAAACTATGGATACTGGCATTGGCAAGATTGAAGGTGCTTTAGGCACAGAAGATGACGATTACTTTCCGCAAGCCTCAACGTACATTGAGAGCGGTACAGAAGCGTTTGACCCGTCTACTGCTGTTACGGATTATATGAACCCGTACAAGCAAGATGTTATTGACGAGGCAATGAAGCAGATCGACAAGCAAGGCGCACAAGCCATGCAGAAATTAAATGCACAGGCAGTGGGGGCTGGTGCATTTGGCGGATCAAGAGCGGGTGTGCAGGCGGCTGCAACGCAAGGCAATATCCAAGATGCTAGGGCCAGAACCATAGCGAATATGATGGCTCAAGGATACGACAAGTCTTTAGGTGCAGCCATGTCTGGGTTTGAAGCCGAACAAAAGCGCAACTTAGAAGGCGGCAGACTTACAGGCGGATTAGGTCAAACAGTCGGTGGTCTTGGTTCTAAGCTGGTAGACGCTGGATCGTCCTACGGCACGTTGGGCGGAACTAGCGCAGATGTTGGTCGGGTTTACAGCGCCATGACCCCCGCAGACATGGGCTTTATGTACGGTCTAGGTCAAACACAGCGCGACTACGATCAGAGGGTTTTGGATAATCAGCGTAAGGAAGACATGCGCGGCACTGAGCAAGCGTTGTATCCAATCAACTACGCCTACGGTGCGCTATCAGGAACGCCATCTGCGGGTGTTGCAAGTCAATACACGACAGCCCCTGCCCAGCCGGGAACCAACCCGTTTATCGCTGGCATAGGCGCGTACACAGCCCTTTCGGGTATTAACCAACAACGTACTTGAGGGCTTTAATATGGCTGACATTTCCGCACCGTATAACGAGATAATCCGCAGGCGTATAGAAGGTGCGGGTGTCCCTCAGACAAAAGGTGGGGCTTTGGCGCAGGGTCTGGGTATGGTCCCTCAAAAAGTTCAAGGTACAACTCTTGAAGAGTTGCAAAAAAACTCTCTCAACAATGTGTTCGGGTTTCCAGAGATAGGCATGAAGGAAATTTATCAAGCTGGTCTTGGTCTGGGGCAAAAAGTGACTGAAGGTTTGGGAATGTTTAGCGGCGAAGGTGGTAGGTTGCCAGCGCCTATGTTAGACGCTGCTTTATCTGCTACAAAATACTTAACAAGCCCGTCTGCTGCTGCGAAAGCTATAGCTGATGAAGGTATTATTGATAATAGTATATTTGAAGCTACTGATTTGCCTAACATCACGTTTGAGCGCAAACCCGGTGAATCCCGTGATGACTTTAAAGATAGATTTTTAGAAACAGACCCGAAGTTTGAGAAAGGCAAAACCAAAACAACGCCCGGAACTTCTGGCAGAAACAAAGGCACACCCGCTAGGGATGGCGCGTCTGATGAAGCCAGAGCGCAAGATATGATTATTGCAAAAAGAAAAGAACAGGAGTTAGCTGACGCAAACCGCGAAGCCAGCTTAGATATGCCATCCATGAGTGATGACCCAGCCGAACAACTGTTCGCTCAAGCAATGACAGATTACATATCACAGGCTAGAGAAGGCGCAGAAGGTCAGCTTCCAAAAGTGGGTGACATTGAAGCCTACAAGAAAAAGTTTGCTGAAGCCACTGGCATTGACATAAGCGGCAAGCCCGACACTAGCCAAGCGTTAATGGCTATGGGTCTGTCCATGATGCAAAACCGCGCTGGTAAAGGCTTCAACGTTGGCAAGATGTTAAGCGCAGTAGGCGAAGCTGGCGAGAAAGCCCTGCCTGCACTGACTGCGGCTAAAGCAGAGGCCAGAGCCAATCAGGTTGCAGCGGGGAAATACGCTTTGGACATGGAGTCTAAAGATGAAACCAAGCGTGAAGCAGCTAAAAAAGAAATGTCAGCCTTGGGTCAATATTTTATTTTGCCTAAAGGCGATGGTGTAGCAGGATCGGTTTCATCTATTTTAAACAATAAGGGCAGCTACGAAACAATTAGCAAAGGCGAATTGCAACAGCTTATGAAAAACCCTGAGTTTGCAAGCAAGTACGATGTTTTGCCGGGATCAATGTATAAAGAAATCATAACAGAGGCCATGAAAACGCCTGAAGCAGAAGAAAATTGGCTAACAAAAACTCCGAGGTCGCGTCAGTTAATGGCTGGTGTTACTGATCCTATTTTTAACATTGAAGTATTTGTTGGAAAACCGGGCGGAAAGAAAGAAGGTCAAGCTATGGTAGCCGATCAGGGGCAAGTTCAAAACGCTTACCGTGCATTGGCAGCTATGGACCGTGACAACGAAAGATTAAAACAAAAATTTGTAGATGCAAAATATCTTGTAGAAGAATCTGGTGCCGTAGATGTTGCGTCTGCAATAATTGACAACACTGATTCATTTCTTTCAGCATTCGGAATAAACTTTAGAAAAGATGCTACAGATATAGAAAAATTAGATTATATTATGCGTGATTTGCAAGCTGGTAATGCTTCTAGGATTCTGGGCGAGTCTGGTAAAACAATTTCTGATGGTGACAGAGCGTTAGTTAATGAAATCGTAGGAAACAGAACTTTGCTTTCTAACAGAGATGAAATGTCTATGAAGTTAAACAAGTTGTTTACAAGTCTTTACACGACAGCAAACAATCAAGTTTTGGACGGCTTAACTAACTTGGACGCTATATCTGGTCAAAATGTTGCTGGATATTTGACGGCTGAAGAGCCATTAACAGAGGAAGAACAAAAAGAATTAGGCGTTCTTTTAGGCGGCTCATTGGCTGCACCTAAATACAAGACTTCGTAAGGATTTGTAATGAAAGATAGAACAAAGCTGACACTAGCAAGGGCTATTAAATCTAACGCCTTAACAGACCGACAGAAACTAAATGCACTTCGGGCTATTAAAGCAGACGCGCCTGATGAAGATGTTCGTGACCTAATAACCTCACTGTCTTTTAAAAGCATTAGAAGCGGCAATCGTTCCTTAGACGAAATGATTGACCAGAAGTCGGGCAAAGACCGTCAGAACTTTGATTATGCGTCAGGTGCTGATGGTAAGCTACGTGCTTTATTGTCGTTTGGTGAAACATCTGGCGATAAAGAAGCTATTCTTAAAGCAAATGTAGGTGAAGACGGGTTTATTCGGGACGCTGGGGGAAGACTTGCACTTACCGAAGCTGGACAAAAAAAACGTGGCATGGAGTTCACAGGCAAAAATGTTGTCATAGAAGATGAGGGCTTTAGCGCCAGAGACTTTTCTGACCTAGCTGGTATGGTTCCAGAAACAGTCGGATCAATAGTTGGTGCAGTTGGCGGTACAATCGCGGGTGGACTTCCCGGCGGTGTAGTGGGGGCTGGTGCAGGTGGCGCAGCAGGACAGGCCATAGAAGAGGCCATAGAGAGCTTGCTGGGCGTACAGACGCAGACAGGTGGTCAGATTGCAAGAGACATAGCTATAGAGGGCGCTATAGGCGCTGGTGGCGAACTGTTGGGCGCGGGTGTATTTCTAGCAGGGCGTAGCGTTATTCGGGGCGGTAAAGCAGTCGGAGGAAAAATAAGCGGTGCGGGTCGAAGCCCCGGCGAAGAGATAGCAGATGAAGCTGTTGATCGTTCGCTTGATATGGTCAGGCGAACAGATGCTGAAGGCAATCGCTTTGGATATGTTCCTAGCGCCGAAGCTATGGGCGCAAACAAAGCTGTGGGTTATGTTCAAAAACTTGCAGAAACCGCGTCCAGAAACAAAGCTAGAATGCAGCGCAACTTAGATGCAGCGTTAAAAGAAAAAGAAGAGTTTTTAAATGGTTCTAAAAGCGGATTTGGCAGGGTTAGTGAAAATGTTCGGGAAGAGTTTGGGGAAGACATTATGTTTAATTCCCCCGGTGCTTTTCAACGGCTAACAGCAGCGCAAAACAAAGCAAAAAAAGCGCACCTAAAAGCAATGGACGATGAAATAAACGTTATGCGCAGCGCGTTAAAAGATGACTTTGATTTAAACCCAGAAATGATGGGAACAATTGTTCGTACTTTTGGTAGTTTTGAAGACCTATCCAGAAAAAACTTTGCACTCATAGATGACAAGCTAGATGAACTTGTGAACGCAGACGGCTTTGGCGGTGTTATTCAGTTTAACGAACAAAACATTACTAGAAGTGGTAACAAGTGGCGTGTATTTGACGTTAACAAAAAAACATTATCATCATCTCCTGACTTTGCTGATGATAGCGTTAAAGGAATTTTGGATGATGTGTTTGAACGTTCTCGCGGATTATCCGATGAAGCGGTATTAGCGGTAAAAAGTTTTGTGGATACATTTGATGACGGCAGTGGTAACATTATGTTGAGTTTTGAAAACATGGCTCAACTAAGAAAAACAGTTAATGACAACCTGTTTTTCAACCCTTCCATATCCACTCAAGGCGCAAAAGATTTACGAAGAGTGCGCAGAGTATTAGACGATATGCTTAATCCAGAAAACATAACTATTTCTGCACCGTCGTTGCGTGGAACAGATGCGGCGCGTATTTTTGAACAAGCGGAAATATTAAGAAACAAAGCAATATCAGCGTATCGTGACGGCTTCAAAAGATTTGATGAGCTATCTAACATTGGAATTATAAGATCAGTAAATCAATTAAAACGAACAGAAAACAGCGCAGAAAAAATAACTGACAGGTTTTTTGAAAAAGTGGTTCAACCAGATTCTCCACAAAGATTGCAAACATTTTTTAATGCGGTTGGTGATGCAGATTTAAATATTATCCAAGATGCTATGGGACGCCGCTGGATAGATGACGCACTGCGCGATTCAAAGTTCTACGGTGGCAACCCTGACAACTTCAGTGGCATGTCTTTTAAAAAGAAAATAGATCAGCTTGGCAGTACAGGTAAAGTTTTGTTCGGTAAAGATTGGGATAGGATGCAAAAACTTGCTAATACTATATCCAATACAAGTTTAAAAAACACATCTATAGATGATGTTGTTAGAGCAGCAGAGGCTGGCGGTCCTACAAGCATTGTTGATACGTTACAGAAAGTTTCTGATGCAGCTATAGATTCAAGACGGGCGTTAAAATACAGCGTTCTTAAAGGTCTTCAAGATGGCGATTTGCCATTAGGTCAAGCTGTTGATAGCCTAACTGACCCTAAGTTGATGGACTCAGAGGTTAAAGCAATAATGAGTTTCTTCAGGGATAAACCTGAAATGCTTGATAGAATGAGACAGATATTTGTATCCGACATTCTAAGCTCCGTAGACGAAAAAATACTATCGTCCAAAACAGCTTCAGGCTCTATGATTAAAGCATTGGACAGATATAATCCTAATGTTTTAAAGCGTGTATTGGGTGAGGATCAAGAGAAAGCCTTGCGATCCTTTGCCAAAGATTTAGAAATGTTGGGTGATGTTGGCGCGGAAGGCGCTATCGCGGCGGGTGGATTATGGTCTAAAATAATATCGTCGCCTTTCCAAGCTCTCGGACAGCTAGGAAAGTTCAACATGATAACCAAATTCCTAGCAAGCCCCGCAAATGCAGAACGATATTTAGAAATTAGAAAATCAACCAGAGGCGACCCCGCTGGTCGTACTCAAGCACTTGCAGCATTTTTAAATGAAGCCGCAGTTAAAGAAGGCGTTGACGTTAATCGTATGGCTGGAATTGCGGGAAGGGCTGCAATGGCAGGGGTTAAAGTAACTGGTGCAGGAATTAAAGGTGTAAGGCGAGTTGTTCCGCAGGCTTTACAAGAACAAGAATTGCAAAAAACACCAGTTCCAAATGTAAAACCAAGTTCTATTAATCAAAATGTCGATATGTTCCGGGGACCAACACGAACAAATGTTCGGCCTGCAAAAAAATTATCGCCAATCGAACAAATACAAAAAAACGCACAACAGATAACACTACGAGAAAGAGCCGCCCAAAACCCTGCGGCGGCGGCTACTTTACTTGGCGGTTTGGGAAGCGCAGGGCTGCTTTAGTCTTCAAGTTCCATGACAGTAGATGCAGAACCAATGCCGCCCGTACTGGCAGGTCTATAGCCACGCTTGGCGTTCTGTATCTGTAGGTAAGCAACGTCGATCAGCCTTGAAAGCTGACGCCCCAATGGTCTGTCCTCTTGCGCTGCAACATATTTCAATTTATCGTATGCCTCTGTTGTAAGGCCAACAGACTTGTATTCTTTTGGATTTGGCATAAAGGTTCCTTTCCCAAACATGGCGTCACAAAGACCATATAATCCCAGAAGATTTGGGTCAAGGCCCAAGTACGGTAATAAGAAAGTTGTGGTTCACAACATCAAGTTCGATTCAAAGTGGGAATCAGAACGCTATTTATATCTACACGCATTAGAACGGGCTGGCACCGTCAGAAACTTGGAACTGCAAGTCAGGTTCAATCTGATCGTTAATGACCAGAAGATATGTGCATACGTTGCCGACTTTAGATACGAACGCGAGAACAAAGATGGCGTGTGGGAGCAAATTGTTGAAGACGCAAAAGGCGTGGAAACCCCTGAATTTAAACTAAAAAAGAAGTTGATGAAGGCTTGTTTAGGCATTGAAATATATTTAACCAAAAAAAATAGTTGACACGTATGCCAGCACTTGCTAGGTATTGGGAACTTGTAGCAAAGAAGGAATATACGCATGAACAGTATGGAACTGTTTGAGCGGCGCGACGAACTCAAGTCAGTAATCACTGAGCTTCGTGCCGAACTCAAAAACGTAGACGATCAACTATCAGATTTATTTCTGCCATTGGCGCGTGATGCGCTACGGGCAGACGGTAAAGACTTTGGTACTGCACATATTGTCGAGGGCAATGTGGCTATGAAAGTCAACGTTGGTAGAAAGGTCACTTGGGATCAAGACGTATTGCGTGACACATTCAACAGCATGACGCCTGAGAATGCACAGCACTACGCAAAGCTGACCTACGCTGTGGAAGAGCGCAAGTACACAACCGCTCCACCCGCAATTAAATCAACACTAGAAGCCGCCCGAACTACAGAAGTCGGACGCTTTACAGTAGAAATCGAGGACAAGTAATGGGTTTCCAAATCATCACAGCCGATCAACGGCTATCTGAAAAGAAAGGTCACAAGATTGTGATCTGTGGTCAAAGCGGTGTGGGTAAAACCACACTCGCCAGAACTCTGGGTGAACGCACACTGTTCGTTGACCTAGAGGCTGGTGACTCAGCTATCGAAGGGCATCCCATTGATGTGATGCGTCCGCAGTCATGGCCTGAGTGTCGTGATCTTGCATGCTATCTTGGTGGGCCAAACCCATCACTGGCAGAAGATCAGCCATACAGCCAAGCACACTATGATTTTCTGTGTGCAGAAGAGGGTGATCCAACTGCGCTAGTAGCAAAGTATGACACGCTGTTCGTGGACTCAATCACAGTAGCAGGACGCTTGTGCTTTTCATGGTGCCAGCAACAACCAGAGTCGCGGTCTGACCGCACAGGTAAACTGGATACCCGCGCAGCATACGGCTTGCATGGTCGTGAAATGATGCAGTGGCTAACTCACTTGCAGCATATACGCGAAAAGAATGTGATCTTTGTTGGCATCTTGGACGAAACCACAGATGACTACAGCCGCAAGCAATACAACTTGCAGATCGAAGGAAGCAAGACAGGGCGCGAATTGCCCGGAATTGTTGATGAAGTAATTACAATGGCTATTCTAACAGGTGAAAATGGGCCGTATCGCGCATTTATCTGTCAGCCATTGAATGAATGGGGCTATCCTGCCAAGGATAGGTCTGGTCGATTGGCTACACTTGAGGAACCACACTTGGGTAAACTTATCGACAAAATGAGTTCACAACTTTCAGCAAATGGGAAACCGTTGGATTTTGTAAAACCAGAAACGCAGCAAAGCGAAGGAAATAAAAATGTTTAATCTTAATGAAACACCAGCAGATGATGGCGGCAACCGTGAGTTTTCGCTCATTCCAAACGGCGCAATCAGTCGTGCAGTTATCGTTGTGAAAAGCGGCGATATTGAACTGCCTGAGTTTGGTCAAGGCCAGTGGTTCAAGCAATCACAAAGCTCCGCCGCAAAGTGGATGGAACTAGAATTTACCTGCATCGGCGGTGAGTTCGACAGACGTAAGTTCTGGTCTAAAATCTTTGTTGATGGCAACAAAATGGGCAAGAGCGGTATGCCGTTGGCTAAAGAAATTGGTCTGCGAACATTGCGTCAAATTGTGGAAAGTGCAAACAATCTAAAGGCCAGCGATATGTCGGACGAAGCCCAACAGCGCAGAAATATCTCTGGCGTGTTTGACTTGAACGCTATGGAGATTTGTGCCAAGATTGGCATTAAGAAAGGCACCAACGGGTATAGCGATCAAAATCAATTGATGGCTGCGTTAACGCCAGATCAAAAGGGGTTCATTGCTACCGCGTCAGCGCCAATGCAATCAACGCCAGCAGCGCAAGCAGGATACCAGCAACCACAGGCACCAGCACCTCAAGCTGGAAGTCCCGTGCCAAGCTGGGCGCAGAGGTAGTAGCGGCAAGGCCATTCCGCGCCTGCTACCACGGATGGGGGGCCGTGGGCCGTGAACCCCCCAATTTTCTTTTAGCGAAGAGGACAATCAAATGATATTACGCCCCTATCAAGAGGTGGCGATTTCAGACGCATTAAATGCGCTGGACACCCACAAAAATACAATCGTAGTTGCTCCCACAGGCGCAGGCAAAACTATTATGTTGTCTGCGCTCATTGGTAAAAGACACCAAGAAGGTAAACGCATTCTTGTGTTGCAGCACCGCGACGAACTTGTAGCGCAAAACCGCGAAAAGTTTCTAAAGGTAAACCCAAACATATCCACCAGTATCGTCAATGGCACGATTAAAAAGTGGGACGGTGATACCATATTCTCAATGGTTCAAACTCTATCGCGCACAAACAATCTGCGTCACAGGCCAAAGTTTGATATGGTTGTTGTAGATGAAAGCCACCATGTAGCCGCTGACACCTATATGCGGATTATCGAAGCGGTCAAAGAAGACAACGAACACGCTGAGATAGTTGGCTTTACAGCCACGCCTAATCGCGGGGATGGTAAGGGTCTGCGCAGTATATTTAATAATTGCTCACACCAGATAGAATTAGCCACGCTGATACGTGAAGGCTTCCTAGTGCCACCGAAGGCTTACGTTGTCGATGTTGGCGTCACAGAGGCTCTGGAAGGGGTCACACGGCGCGGTAATGACTTCGACATGGACGAGGTTGCGCGAATAATGAATAAGCGCGTCATTAACGAGCGTGTGGTCACTGAATGGAAAGAACGTGCAGGGGATCGAAAGACTGTTGTATTCTGCTCCACAATCAACCACGCACAAGACTTGCTGGATATGTTTATCGAACATGACATAAACGCTGAAATGGTTATCGGTGATACGCCCAAGCCAGAACGCGAACAAATCCTGCATGACCTTGAGTTCGGTGACGTACAAGTTGTGGTAAACGTAGCAGTGCTGACCGAAGGCTTTGATGCACCGCCTGTATCTTGTGTGGTTCTAACCAGACCCTGCTCATTTAAATCAACAATGGTGCAAATGATTGGGCGCGGTTTGCGCATTCTTGATCCAGAAATTTATCCTGACCAAATCAAGAAAGACTGTATCGTGCTAGACTTCGGTAGCAGCATTCTAACGCATGGTGCGTTGGATGAAGCAGCTAACCTAGATGGCAAGCCCAAAAACCCCAACGGGGAAGCGCCAGAAAAACAATGTCCAGAGTGCGGATTCATTAACCCTCTTAACGTCAGAATGTGCGTTGAGTGTGGATATGAGTTCCAAAGCCAAGACACAGAAGAATTGGTGGACTTTACGCTGACAGAATACGACCTCATGGAACTATCACCGTTTCTATGGATGGACATATTTGGCAATGGCTCATGCCTCATGGCAATGGGCTTCAATGGCTTTGGTGTAGTCGGTACAGTGGGCGATACATCTATTGGGCTAGTCAAGGCTCAAAACGGGCGCAAGGTGCGTTCAGTCGCAATTGGTGGTAAGGTGCAAGCCATGTCAGCCGCAGATGACTTTATGCGTGAAATTGAAGACAGCAGCGCAGCTAACAAATCTAAACGCTGGCTCAATGAGAGGGCCACAGACAAGCAACGTGAGGCTTTGCGCAGGGGTGGGGTTCAAGTAAGCGCAATGGACTTCTCATGGACAAAATACAAAGCCGCATGCTGGCTAAATTATCTGTGGAACAAAGAACAAATAGATGCAGCCGTAGAAAGAATAGCTGAATGACATATGAGGCAAAGCCGCTCATAACCCTGCGACAGAAAAATAACTGTCCAGTGGTACACGTTTGGAAAAATGGCAAAGAAGTGGCTAGAATAGAATTAACGCCAAGAGAAACAACTGAATTAATAAAAGGCTTGGCAGAAAGGCTGGAAATAAATGGCACGTATAGAACTTGAACTAACAGCCATAGTTTACGACAACAGCGAGTTTGAATGTGAAGAATACAAGATCGTCGCCTTTGTGTCAGATTGGAACGATGGCGAACAAGTCACCCAAGCCGCAGGAAAGGCAGTGCAAGACCACATGGAACACTCAAAAAAATTATGTATTGGGGGCTGCGCAAAAATATTTGTGAATAAAGAAAAAGTAGCAGACGCTATATTTCAAAACCCGGAAGCAGATGAGGGGCTATTCGACAAAGCCGCAGAGTTGTTCGGGTTAGAAGAGGGGACAATTCATTGAATTACGAATCAGCAAAAGACCCAATGGAAGAGTTGTCATTCATACTTGGATACTTCGGATGGGGTACGCGGTTCTGCGACCTGACAGAAGAACAAGTCCAAGTGTTGATATTCGCACTGCAAGAATCAAAAAAAATTACGGAGACAGTAAATGTCGGAAACCTTGAAGAATCCTACTATAAGTCAACAGGCAGTTGGCCTTCTACTTCAATCCCATTCTAGGGAACCAGACCCAATAGCCGAACAAATCAAAGAGGCTGTGGATCAGGGGATCGTCAAAGGCGAAAAGAAACGTGAGCGGCGTAAGTATATTGGTGCATCCAGTATCGGTGATGAATGCTCACGCAAAATACAATACCGATACCTCAACAGACCCATTGATAGTGGCAAGGAATTTACCGCACGAACACTGCGGATATTTCAATTCGGTCATAATATCGAAGACTATGCAGCCAAGTGGATACAGGACGCAGGGTTTGACCTACGCACAGAAGACAAAATGGGTGAACAGTTCGGGTTCTCAATCGCTGATGGTGAAATACGCGGTCACATAGACGGCGTAATCTGTGATGGACCCGTAAAAGCGCCATATCCTATGCTGTGGGAATGTAAATCAGCCAATGACAATAAGTTCAAAGCGTTTGAAAAGCACGGCGTTGCTAAGGCAAATCCAGTGTATGCTACCCAAGTGGCACTGTACCAAGCCTACATGGAGTTAACAGAAACACCTTGTTTGTTAACCGTAGTGAATAAAAACACCAGCGAGATATACTATGAAATAATCCCTTTCAATCAAGGGCTTGCGCAGGAAGCCAGCGATAGGGCAGTAAATATCTTGACGGCTGCAAAAGCAAATGACATTCTACCACGCATCGCACAAAGCAAAGATTTCTTTCTTTGCAAGTTCTGTGAGTATCAGGATTCGTGTTGGGGGGAATAATTACAATAGTGGGGCATTCCAAGGCTGATCGGAACACCCCACATTTTGTATCAGGATGAGTGATAAGGACAACATAATGACAATATTACGCTTTGGCAACACAACTAGCCAGCTTACAGAAAAAATTTCTAACCTTGTGCCACGCACAACACAGCTTCAAGATTTGTTCGATACATACCCAAATGGTGTGCGTCACGGCACTACATTTATGATCGGGTCGTTCCAAGGCGAAGCAGGTAGTTCGCTGCAAATCAACATAGACATTCATGGCCCCAACTTTATGCGCGGTCAGGATTGGGCCACAGGTGATGGCATCGGGGGTATAACCAAAATCCTCATGGAAGGTCGGGGCTGGACTAGCAGAGAAGTCGCCGCGCACTATCAATCGTTCCTCGGAACGACACAAGAACCAGCGCCAGAAAACCCAATCAAACCCGAACTTGCCAATAAACCAAGCCCGGAACCAATTCCGCTGCAACAACCCGAACAAGTAGGCGCAAAAAAGGTCTACAATTTAGATACGCCCTACGATGATGAATATACATACACTGACGCCGACGGCGTTGTGCTTGTCACAGTCCGTAAATACGTGGAAGAAAGCGAAAACGGCGAAGTTAAAAAGCAATTCCGCCAGTTTATGAACGGGCGCATGGGTCTGCCAGAGCCACGACCCCTATATAACATCCCGAACATTTTGAATGCAGAAACAGTTATATGGGCGGAAGGCGAGAAATGCGCTGATGCACTAACTAGCATGGGCTTTGCAGCTACCTGTACTATCGGGGGCGCAGGCATGCTATCGGAACGTGTCGCCCATAAGTTTGATTTCTCACCACTTGAAGGCAAAGACGTAATCCTCTGGCCTGACAACGATAAAGCGGGTCGGGACTTGGCTGCACTCGTAGAACGCCTCGCTAAAGAAGCGGGGGCCAAATCAACTCTCATGCTACGTGCGCCATTCGGAAAGCCCGAAAAATGGGATGCCGCAGACGCACTAGACGAACAATTTGACGTTCACAGGTTTATCCGCAGTAGCCAAAGCAAAATCAAAAAGCCAATACATCTGCTGGACGATAGCCTAAACATCGGGACTTACTTTGTAGGTCGCGCACCCGAACAAGAGTATCTAATCAACGGGACAATACCGCTAGGCGTTCCAACTATATTCGCCGCTGCTGGCGATAGCGGTAAAGGCATGATGACCCTAGACCTCGCAATGAAAGTCGCATCGGGCGAACCTATGCAATCAGCTTTCGGGGGAATGGTATCCACATTCGGGGATGCAATCATTCTATCCGCAGAAGATGATAAAGACGAAATGCACAGGCGGATTGAACGCATGGACCCTATGGGTAAGCGCCGCGAATACCCGAACAATTTGAAAATCCTACCGTTACCCAACCTCGGCGGTGTGTTTCCAATCATGCAAAAAATCGACAACAGCTACGTTATGGGCGAAGAATTTGGACGCATCTACGATCAAATCCTAGAAATGCAAAACCTCGCACTGCTGGTCATTGACCCAATGGCTTCATTCGTACACGCAGATGTAAACGCTGATCCAGCCGCAGGAGCCGCATTCATGGGTATGCTTGCGCAAATCTCAACTGAAACAGGCGCTACGGTCATGGTTAATCACCACATGGCTAAAATTAAAGACAACGATCCCGTCACAACACCAGAACAAGCGCGTAATCTCATTCGGGGTACGTCAGCTATCGTTGATGGCGTCCGCTGCGCATTTACCGTGTGGAACGTAGAAGAACGGCTAGGCAGACAACGCTGCAAAGACCTCAACGTGGATTATGCGCGTAATACCGTGTTCGATGGCGCTGTGGTCAAAGCCAACGGGCCAGCTAATCGGGACATAAGACACTTTATCCGAAACCCGAACACAGGGCTGTTAGAAGATAGATCAGAAGATATACGCAACTTGGCGCTGTCAGAAGCGGTCAGAAATAGACTCCAACACATGTTCGACTTTTTAGCCATGATGGAAAACGATGGTAACGCAGTCACAAAAGGCGGAGCTAATGACGGAGCGCATGAAGCAATCCGAACAAGTTCGTCAGGTGAACCATGCGTGATAGCACTGAAGCACATTGGAGCAAGCACAGTTAAAAACACCATAACAGCACTGCAAGAGGCAGGGCGCGTTGATACCTACAGGCTAACACAGTCAGGTGTAAATAAGTGGCTGGGCGTCACAGGTGGGCCGTTAAGCCGTGGCGAATATGAAGCCAGAACAGCGCGAGAAAACCTTTGACCTGTATGCCATAATGTGCTAATCCTTGGGAGCGGATTTAAATGCGTATTTTAATCCGTTTTGGGAAATAACGCCGTAATTGCACAGGGATATTTTTAAGTACCTGATATTGCTGTGTAAAATTCTTAAATAAGACCCATTTAGCAAAGGATACAAAATGGCAGAAAAAATGTTACACTTCTTTAAAGACAAGCGACCAACGCTAGAAGAAGCGCAAGCGATTGTCGGGGGTCTGGTGGAAATGGTTCCACTAATGAACCCAGAAAAAATGCAACTCATAATTAACGAGGAAGGTCTAATGCACGATCTTCCCGTTAATATCCAAGCCAGCATGATCGCTGGGCGCAGGCT